CTCCTTACACACGCGTCGCAGAACCCGGCATGTTGGATGCTATCAAAGGTGTGTTTAAGCGTGCCGAGGGTGGTCCTGTTTATCGTGCAGCCGGTAGCCCTGAAGAGGGTGAAGTAGCACCGCGTTTGACCCCGCAGCAGATAGAACGGCTCGCGGCTCAAGAAGCAGCGGAGCGGGAAGCACTAAGCACTCCGGCGTTTATTGCGCAGAAGTCCGGCATTGGTCGCAAGGCAGGCAATATTTCGAATGCTTTGAACACGGGAACTGCATACCCAGCGATAGCTGCGGGTGCAATGGATGTGCCTTATGACCTTGCTGGTTTGCCTGTTGATTTAACAACCATGGCAATGCGTCCTTTTGGATACAGCGAGCAAAAACCTGTGTTTGGCAGTGAGTATTTTAAAGATATGGCTACGGAAGCTGGCATTCGCAGACCCACGCCAACAGACCCAACGCTTAAAGGCTTTCATACCTTTGGTCAAGTAGGTGCTGGTGTGTTGGCTCCGGGCAAGATCATTCAAGGTGCGCAGGCATTGAAAGGCGCAGCAGCAGAAGCGTTGGCCGGTTTTAGAGCAGGCAGAGCCGAGAAGCCCGGAATGACCGACTTGATGACCGGTCAAAGATTTGAAGTGACACCACTAACGCCTCAACAACAGGCCGAGCAACGAACGGTTGCGGCCCTGTTTGATAATCTTGCAGGTGCCAATCAACAACAGATTGCAGCAGACGTAGCGGCAGGAAGACTACCCGCGTATGTTGCGCCGCAACTAACTGCTGCAGAAATACAAGCACAAAACATTGCTAGACTGCCGCAAGATGCGCAAGAGCAGTTACGTTTGTTTGAAGAAGCTGCGGCGCGTCCGCGTCCCGTTGCAATTAGGCGTCAAGGCCCTGCACCAGCGATAGTACAGCCACCGCCAACTACAGCGGTTGCAATTACACAGCCTGCAACTAAATTGCCTCCGCCCCCACCTTTTGTTGCACCACCTGTAAGCGCAGAGTTTCCGTTTGTTGGACGCTTAGATGAGTTTGCTGCGGGGATGACGGGTCCTGCACAGAAGGAGCAGTTGATCAATCAAGTCAAGGGCAAGTTCCGTGAGCAGGATGTTGCGCGCCTTGAAGACGCATTAGCAGGATTGGGTCCTAAAGACAAGGTAACACCAGCTATGTTGCAACAAGCGTTGGCCAATACATATCCACCAAGCCGTTATCGTTCGGTGGAAATTACTGCAACAAATCCTATGTACCAAGACGTAGATAACGTTTTTTCTCAAAATAAACAGATAGCAGGATCAATGAACCTGTATTTAAAAGAGAGCCCTGAATCAGAGGCACTTTTTAATAATTATCTTGGAATTAAAACTGCGGCACAAAAAGCGTTTAGTAGCTACAAGCCTGAAGACATTAATCTTGCTCTTGATTCTTTAAAGAACAATCCGTTATCGGCTACAGTGCCTGAAATAAATGTGTTGATAGACAGAGTAGAAGAGGCTTTGCCAACGATAACAAGATTTAGCAATATGCAAAAAGAGTTAGGTCAGATTGAAACTTTGTTTATATATCCGGTAATTTACAAAGAAAATGGATTTGATTTTTTCCCTGAAGCTCTTCGCCGTGCAAGGCTTACTGGAGAAGGTATGGATCCCGTTCTATATAACAGAACAAAATATGACATCTTAAAACAAGAAGAATCAAAGTTGATAGAGGAACTAATGCAAAAAGGTTCTGACAGGTTGGTTGCACTAGGCGGAGATCCTGTTGACGTAAAAGCATTTGTGCAACGGCATGCAAACGAACCTAACTTATATCACGCGGGTGGAGCAGACGATATAATAAAAGAACACTTAAGAAATAATGTAACACCCATTAATGATGGCATTGCTGCTGCTTTTAAAAGAGTTAAAGAAAACATTGCAGATGTTTATTCAAAAGTAGAAGAAAAGTTACAACCATATACCGGTTACGCAGGCAGACATCGCGCAGTTACTGGGGGCGACAACATGCCCATCGGTTTTTCTCGGTTTACAGAACACACCATTGACATAGATGGCCGGCAGCTAAAAGGCCGTCACGTACATGAACTGCAGTCCGACCTTTCTAAAGACGTAAAAGAGCTAGGCCCTAAAGGCCGCTCGTTAGAAAAAGACCAAAAGGAATTAGATAATTTGTTGGCTAAGGAAACAAAACTAGCTCAAGAGCAAACAGCGTTAGCTACGCAAATTAATGCCATGCCAGATAACGATCCACTGATAAATAAAACAGCACAGAATCTTTTAACTGTAAACTCAGAAATTATAAAACTAGATCAACGCAAAAACGTACTAGAAAATCGAATATTTGGGCCTAAATCTACCGAGGCTCCATATGAAAGAGACATAACTAAACGTAAATCAAATTATGTTTTAGAAGAACCGTTTGCTAATTTTGAAGCTTCTCCTGCGGTGGAAATGCAACTGTTGATTAAAAATGCAATACAGTCTTCAATACGTGCTGGCCAAGACTTTGTAACATTTCCCGGCAAAGAGTCGAAACAAGCACAGTTGTACGAAAAACTTTTGCCTAACCTAAAGCAAGCCGTCAAAGATTTAGGCGGGGAAAAAGCGGGATTTGAGATTAAACCCATTACACTGCCGAATCCAACCGGAGATTCGCCAACTGTTTATGGTGTGATATGGTCACCAGAAACCGCTGCTAAAGCCATAGAAAAAGGCGTTCCATTCAACAAAGGTGGAATGGTAGAACGTAAAATTGACGATAACCGCAGATACATGTAAGGAATAACATGCCTATAGAAAAGAACAACGACCTGCCTGCTGGCAACATAGATGTTGAAGTTGAGAGCATGGTGGTAGAGGACATGCCTGACATAGAGATCGTGCTTGATCCAGAAACCGGAAGCGTTGATGTAACGTTAGGGGCAGAAGACGATGAAGTTCCCTTTGGTGCAAATCTGGCCGAGGTCCTTGATTCAAGTGTCTTGCAGCAGATCAGTTCTGAGTTGTTGCCTTTGTTTGAGGCAGATCAGGGCTCGCGCAAGGACTGGGAAGAACAGTATGGCAAGGGCTTGAAGCTGCTTGGCTTTACCTTTGATGAGCGCACACGTCCTTTCAAGGGTGCTGCAGCTACGACACATCCTTTGTTGACAGAAGCGATTGTGCAGTTCCAAGCGCAGGCGCTTAAGGAATTGATGCCCGCGGACGGGCCCGTGCGCACGCGCGTGCTTGGGAAAGAGACACGAGAGAAGTTGATGCAGGCGGACCGCGTGCGTGACTTTATGAACTACCAGATCACATCGGTGATGGAAGAGTACACACCGGACTTTGATCAGTTGTTGTTTTATGTGGGTTATGGTGGCTCGGCGTTTAAGAAGGTGTACTACGACGAGGATCGTGACCGGATGGTGAGCAAGTTGATCTTGCCTGACAACTTGTATATCCCGTACAACGGATCGAGTGTGATGAGTGAGTGCCCGCGGATCACGCATGTGGTGCCGATGTCGGTGAATGATTACCGCAAGGCGGTGCTGCGTGGTCAGTACTTAGATACTGCAGAAGAGCGCAGCACGTCAGATGTTGGCAGCAACATTATTCAGAAAGAAACAGACCGCATCACAAAGATCACGCCCAATACAGACGATGAGGAAATGGAGTTGCTTGAGTTCCAGATTGATTATGATCTGCAGGGCTTTGAGCACACGGATGAGGACGATGAGCCAACGGGCCTGCGCTTACCTTACATCATCACGATAGACAGGACGTCTGGATCGACTGTAGGTGTGCGTCGCAACTGGAATGAGAGTGACCAGTTGTTCCGCCGCAAGCAATACTACGTGCACTACATGTTGGTGCAGGGCTTGGGCGCGTATGGTTTGGGTTTCTTGCATTTGGTGGGTGGCTTGAGTCAAGCGGCAACTTCTGCACTGCGTCAGTTGTTAGATGCAGGAACGCTCGTAAATCTGCCGGCAGGTTTCAAGGCCAAGGGCGCGCGCATTATGAATGATGATGTGCCGCTGCAACCGGGTGAGTTTAGAGACATTGATGCGGGCGGTGTGGAACTCAGTCAAACGCTGATGCCATTGCCGTACAAGGAGCCAAGCCAGACGTTGTTTGCGTTGCTTGGTTTCTGTGCAGATGCAGGCCGCAGGTTGGCAAGTGTCACGGACATGCAGGTGGGAGACAGCAATCAGAATGCAGCCGTGGGTACAACGATTGCGTTGTTGGAAAAGGGCGGACAGGTAATGTCTGCAATCCACAAGCGTTTGCATTATTCGCAGCGGATTGAGTTTAATTTGCTTGCCAAGGGATTTGGCGAGTATCTGCCTGATGAGTATCCGTATGACGTGCCGGGTGAGACAAGGTCAGTCAAGCGTAAAGACTTTGATGATCGCATTGATGTGTTGCCAGTCTCGGACCCCAACATCTTCTCTGTAGCCCAGCGCATTACGATGGCACAGACGCAACTACAATTGGCGCAGAGTAATCCTCAGATGCACAACATGTATGAGGCATATCGCCGCATGTACCAAGCAATTGGGGTGCGTGATATTGATGCTATTTTGAATACACAGAATGTGGACAAGCCAAAGGATCCGGCAAGCGAGAACTCGCAGGCGCTGGATGGCTCACCATTGAAAGCTTTTGCTGGTCAGCAGCATGATGCGCACATCATGAACCACCTTTTGTTTGGTATGTCACCTTTGATAGGCGGTATGCCACAGGTAGCGGTGACGATGCAGAAACACATCTTTGATCACATCCGTTTAAAGGCCGAAGAGGCGACGGAAGCAGAGTTGTTCACGCAATACGGCACTGATCCTGACAGTATGGTGTCTGCATTGCAGCGTGAAGCGATGATTGCAATCAAAATTGCTGAGTTCTTTCAGGAAGCTAAAAAGATTCAGACTGATTTGCAGGGTCCGCCACCGGAAGATCCACTGGTCAAGGTCAAAGAGCAAGAAATTCAGGCCAAAGCGGCTAATGATCAGGCCAAAGACGGCAACGAGAAGGCCCGAATCCAGTTGGACAACCAAAAAATGCAGAGTGATGTGGCTTTGCAGCAGGCAAAACTTGCAATTGATGCTCAAAAACAACAGCGAGGTTAAAAAAACAACCATGCAGACCAAAACAACCAAGGCTTTGATGCCAAAACCAGAGCCAAAACTTAAAAAAGTACCTGTTAGTAGTGACAAACCTAAGAAAACGTATGTTTATCGCAAAGATGCGTTCAAAAAGGTGTTGATTACGTAACAAACATGTGCATAATGCACTCAAGCCCACGGACAGGGGTCTCTACTGTCTGCTTCATTGGATAATCCATGCTTGAATTTACTGAAAGAACGCTGATTGCTATTAAAAACCTTCGTCACCAGACGGAGGCGTTGATTGTCAATGGCAGTGTGAAAGATATGGAGCAGTATCGGTTTTTAATGGGACGCCTTGAGGGGTTTAAGTTTGTTGAGATGGAAGTGCAGAATCTTCTCAACAAGGATCAAAACCAATAAGGAGTTTATCAATGGAAATGACTGCGCTGGAAAAGAAATGGGCGGAAGAAGCTTCTGCTCATGTACCTTCCTTGGACGATGCTTACGACAAAGAGGGTAGCCTCATTGTTGAGAAGATCGAACAGAAGGTGATGGACCGAATTCCTACTCCTACGGGGTGGCGAATCGTTATCTTGCCCTACAGAGGGGCAGAAAAAACCAAAGGTGGCATTGTATTGTCAGACCAGACCCGTCAGCGCGAGCAGTCGGCTACGGTTTGTGGCTACGTGCTTGCTGTTGGCCCACTTGCCTACGCCGATGAGAATAAATTCCCAACCGGTCCGTGGTGCAAGAAGGGTGATTGGATTGTTTTTGGTCGATATGACGAAGTTCTGGCTCTTATCCAGAATCCTGAAGATATCGTTCACTTATAAGGCACCATATGGCAGATAACATGAGCACGGAGCAGTTAGAGTTTAATTTAGGCGATGACGAAGAGCCCGCAACGGTAACGTTTGGCAAGGATGCTGACGGTAACCAAGAGCCGGGGCAGCTAGAAGTTGAGCCGCCACAACCAACGCAGAAAGAGGCACAAACGCACTCTGATGAGTTGGGTTCTGTCAACGAAGCGGTGCAAAAACGCATTGCTAAACTGACCGCTAAGATGCGTGAGGCAGAGCGCCGTGAGCAGGCAGCTTTTGAGTACGCTAAGGGCATGCAGTCTCAGGCGCATGAGCTACAACAGAAGCTGGTGCACACGGATTACAGCCGTTTGAATGAGGCAAAATCTCGTTTAGATACACAGCAGTTGCAGTTGCGTCAGATCATTAAGAAGGCCCGAGAGGAGGGTGATATTGATACTGAGACAGAGGCCAGCCAACGTTTGTCAGAGATGACGATGGAGCAGCGGCAGGTTTCGGGTTGGTTGCAGCAGCAAGAACACGCGGTTCGCAATCCTGCTCCTGTGCAAGAGTATCAGCCTGCGCCGCAGCAACAACAACGTCAAGCACCCGATCCAAGAGCAGAAGATTGGGCAGCTAAAAACACGTGGTTTGGTCAGGACAGAATGTTGACCTATGCTGCGTGGGGCATACATCAAGAATTAATTGAGAAGGAGGGTGTTGACCCAACTTCCGATGAGTACTATACTGAATTAGATCAACGCCTTCGGGACGAGTTTCCGAGGAAGTTTGCGGGTGAGCAATCACCTAGTTCCCAGACCAGACAACAGCGTTCCGCGCCTGCTGTTGCCCCTGCTACCCGGAGTTCCGGAATTAATAGTGCGCGCCGAACTGTCCGGTTATCGCCGAGTCAGGTTGCTATGGCAAAGAAATTGGGTGTACCTCTTGAAGAGTATGCCAAGTATGTAAAGGAATAAATCATGAGCGAAAAAATTACCATCGACAAAGCCAGCCGTTCCTCCGAAAGTCGGGACAAAGAGACTCGTCGCAAGCCATGGCGTCCTCCTTCACGCTTGGATGCACCACCTGCCCCCGAAGGGTTTAAGTACCGTTGGATTCGCGCTGAAGTCAACGGAAGTCTTGACAACCAGAACGTGTACAGTAAGTTGCGTGAAGG